GGACCTGCCATTTTTTAATTCCCTGGACTATACATTGTTTTTACTACAGAACCTGCAGCGTTTTTAATTTGAAGAGTAGTTGTACTACTCAAATTACTTGATTGAATAGTATTAGATGCAAGCTGATCAAAGGTTATACTATTATTTATAACACCAAATTGTCCACTCGCAGAATCTAAGCTAATAGTAGTTGAAGATGAAAACAACCCAATAATTTCGTCAGAGTCATTTAGTGCTTCATTACCACGTACAGCTAAATCATATGTTTCGTTAATTGCATTTACAAGATCTGATTTATCAACAGTAGTTAAATTACTTATTGTGCCTATATTAGAATCTAGACGATTAACTGCGACTACAATACTTGAGCCGCCAATAGACATTAACGACAAATCACCAACGTTAGTTGCAATAATATTTGTCTTTGAAACCCAAGTAGATACTGGATCTGAAAGATTAATTGTTGTTACTGCCATTTTTATCCTCTAGTAGCTTAGCTAACGCTTCTTTCATAATAGTTACATCTTGTCTAAGCTGTAACATTTCTTCTTGTTGCGCTTTCCAAGCTTTTTTAGTTCTTCTAGCTTGAGCAATCTCTTTACTATTAGTATTTATAATAGCTCCACTGTTAATATCTCTAACTAAATTTGGATGCCCTTCAACTTGAATATATTTTTTCATCACGTTACTAATGCAATTGCTCTTAAATCTTTAATTACTGGAATCTTCGATGAGTTGGTTGATGTCATTACAATTTTCAATTGGAATTTTGAAAATGCATTTAAGTTACCAACTTGACCACCACGAAGTATCTCATATTCTCTATATATTGTCGGATTTTCATCAGCAGGATTATTTGATACTTCGTTCAATTCAATCCAATTAACTTCATCAAAATTATCATCGCCGGTACCAGTCTTATAATAAACTCTAAATCCACCAGTCAATGGTCTATGCGCAGCAAATAAGATTTTTAATCCTACAGCTTGTTCTGCCAAAGTTACTGGAACAGTAACATGTTTAGCTGCATGTGATCCTTCACTTGGGTGTGTCTCATTTACAAAACTAATTGGAACATTAAATCCATTGGTTGCAGCAGAATCTTGCTTGTCAATAATATTTTCAAACATCGTCATTGATGCTCTCTGAAGATCAATAACTGGTGATACTTTTGTATCATTAGTTGAAAGATTCAACTTCATTGTTACTGACTTAGCACCACTTAATGGAGATATTGCTTCATTTGAATCGCTAAAAATACACTTTGGACTTGTATTAAAGTTAAATTCATTTAAGGTAATATTGCTATACGATGCAGCTTTAGCTCTACTATAACCAATTGCTGTGTTTCTATTAGCAGCGTATGATCCACCCTCAGTTAATTTAATTGATCCACTAATATTAGTTTCTGTTGGTATCAATGTTTGAATATTAGGAACATAGACGTCAAACATATAGTTTTGACTTGCAATAATTCCATTGCCGCCAGTTATAATAGTATCACTAGCAGTTGAGTCTGCTTCAAAAGTATATCCACTGTAATCAACCGCAGTTACTTGACGAGATCCAGTTAAATCATATCCTTTAATTCCACCAAAGCTTTGATCTGAATCTAAGTTAACAAGCCGCACATAATCATTTTTAATTAGACCATGGCCTCTATGGTATACTCTTACTGTAGCATCTCCAGCTGTAGTTGAAATTGGATTACCTCTAATCAAATGGGTTGGAGCAGAAGCATTTTCTAAAATAGCACTCGCACTAGGAGAAAATTCAGCTCTATATAACTTAAACATAAGATCTCGTTGTTGATCTGGAGTCCAAGTAAATCCATTTTGAGAAGTAAACAAAGACCCTAATGTTGGTTGTCTACTTACACGAGCTTCTGTTGATCCCAGAATAAAGGCATATGTTTCAGCAACATAAGATGTATATCCAATAGTTTCTGCTTTTAGAACAACAGCATATTCACGATCTGGAAGTAAGTAAATTGGCTCTTCAAACTCAAAAGTTGTTGGGCTTGCTTGTACCGATGCCATATTCTCAGTGTCTGCTGGAATATTTACGCTGGCAGGTGGTAGATATACATATGCACCAGCAATTGGAGCAGAATTTGGAATACCGTTTTCAACACCTCTTAATTCACATCGCACTGGAATGTTAGCATCTTTACTTGCAAAATACGCATCAACTTTAGTAATGAATACACCATTTGGATTTTCTTTTGCATTAATAAAGAATGTTTGCGCTAATGGATCACCTGCGTCGCCACCGCCTTCGCCGCCGCCACCTCCGCCACCACCACCATCATCTTGTGGCTCTTGAATAAGAGTAATTCTTTCTTCAACACGAGTAGATCTAATTGTTCTTTGTCTAGTTTCTAGAACACCTGAAGATGTAAATCCAGCCGTCGCTTTAGATAATGCTGCATTATCATCATCAACTGAAATATCTAGTAATTTAACAATTTTTGTGCCAGTTCTAAACTTAAGCGCGCTGTTGCTTGGAATGATAAACGATCCTGTAATAGTACCAGTAGCATCTGAAATAATAGTAGATGCTCCATCAGGATGACTAGTTCTATTGGTATAAGTATTACCCACATCATCAGATCTTTGAGAAAATCTTTCAAATGTTTCATCTCTTACGTAATCAGCTAATACAACACCGTTAAAGAATAAGAAATGTTGAGTTTCAGGTCTTAAACCTTCAGCTTTAAATGAAATTTTTCTAGACCGCATGAATGGAATAACTTGAACATCAATAACTCTATCAGCAATAATTTCGCGTCGATTTGTTACACGACCTCTAATTGTTACTTGGTTACCACGTGGTCTACCAATCCACGAATTTCTCCATGCTGCTAATGAATTCTGTACTCTTGTAGTGCCACCACTTCTAGTTTCTGTCGCATTAACAATAGCATCTGGAGCGTATTGGGTTTCAACCCACTCATCAGATGCTGGTGAAATTCTTAATTGGCCATTATGTGTAATTACAGCAAATGGATTCACGTTCATTGTTTCAGTTGCTAATTGTTGATTTACAAGAGTTTGATGAGAAGCAATAGGTAATATAGCTAAGTCACCAACTAAAGATGTCGTGGTATCGCCCGCACCTGAATTATAAACCAATCTAACGTTATGAACATCTTGTTCAGCAGTAATAGTTCCTTCTAGATCATCAATAGATGCTCTATATTCAGCACGATCAGTAGCAGAAAAAGCATAATCATAGAAATTATCTACTAAGAATCCAGCTTTTGTTCTAGCGTTACCGGCTGAGTCAAATACTCCTAATGAAGAAGTACTTAGCTCAAGAAGACTTAATGTTGTTAACTCTTGAAGTTTATCAATTCGTTGTTCTAGTTCAGCGATATCAGCCATCGTGAATCGCTTGTTTGGAATCATACTTGTTGATAAATCTGATTCATCTAATGTGTATGGATTTAAATCAATATTCATCAATGCCATAGATGAAGTAGAAACATCTGGATATTGTGGATTTAGATCTGAAGTACCAGTAATTACTTGAATTGACCCAGCCTGAATTGCTTTTCCTCTTACTGGTCCAGCAATTGCGATCAATTTGTCTCTACGTGGCATGTAGTAAATAATATCACCAGTGAATGTATCAGTGTTTGTTGGTAATAAGTTAATAATACCAGTTCCACCAACACCATCTGAATCATATCCTAGACCAATACCACCAGTAGCTCTAGTTGCAACTGGTCTAAAGTCTACAACATCTCTTAATTCGATTGTTGTACCATCATTTTGGCGATATGCTGGCACATCTCCATAAGCAACCTGAGCTGCGTTATAAGAAGTAATATCAAAGAAATTACCATTTCCATGGGTAAAATGTTTGAATCGAATAAAGATATTTGAAGTTGGCGCACTTAATCCACCTTTTAGAATAAGTCTACCAATACCATAATAGTTATCTCTTTGTCCATTATCTAAAGTCCAATTAGATGTAATTGCAGCTCCATCTGAATCATTAATTTTAACAGCACTTACCGAGAAAATATCAGTTTTGTCTAGATCAATATATTGTTGACCTGCAGCATCTGTTTTAGCATCAGCTGGCCAAGAGATAGTTTTAGTTGCATCAGTTAAAGTTTTAGATCTAGCAGTAGGAGAAGACCTTTTAACTTTTGCAATAATTTCTAATGTTTTACTCGGAGTTGCTCCAGAAATAGTAAATGATGTTTGAGTGCCATCAAGTGTAATTGTAGGAGACTCAATTGCTCCATCGGTTGGAGCAACAATCCATTGGCCAGTATTTTCAAATGTACCAGAAGTTACAGATGTTGATGTTGTAGAATTACCAGATCCATCTGTTGTTACTGTATATCTTTCTTGTATTGATATATCATCAAAAGCAACTCCTGTTTGTGTAGGTCTTACTTTTGGTAATGGAAATAATAGATCATTTTGTGCAGTGTTCTTTAACTGAGCAGCACCATCATCTAAAACAATATTAAAATAATCTGAAGAACCTAACCCAATAGACTTTGCAGCAGCAAAAGATTGGCCAGCATTCATATTGATTTCAAAAAGATAGTATCTCCAATTAGCACCATCTTCTTCAATAGCTCTTACTCTACAAGTACCAATTGTAGATCCACCATGACCTGTGACAGATCTAATATTTTGTCTTTGGAGTGTATTAATATTTGGTAAGCCAGCCCCGCCCGAACCAATAACATAGTTACCATATTGAATAACTACAGCTTGATTTTCTAGTGTAACTGTTTGTTGAGCTTTTGGTACTACAATCTTTTTGTTTTTCATTTCTAATCGATAACCATCGATATAGACAATACCATCAGTAACTTCTAATTCAAGATTTGAATCGTTTAAATCATTAAATTTAGCATTAAATGGCTTTACAATATAATCACCGGACTCTTCTTTTGTTCTAAGAGCTAATACATCATTTAGAACATTATAAGAATTATTAGCTGTTGTAGTATCTGAGATCTGGCCATCTGTTACTCTTGTAAGAAATACAAAGTTCTGGCCAGAAGCAATTTGATCTCTTGTGGTAAGTACTAGACGAATTCTATATCTGTCTGCGCCTGGAGCAGCTAAGTTTGGAGCAGCGCCCTGATTATCATAAAGATCGTTAGTATCAGATACAGTAACAACATCTTGAATAATTCTAAAACCAATGTCGTTTGTTGGTGTTATACCATACTTAGAAAGAATAATTTCTTGCTTTTCACAGAATACAAAATGTCCTTGCGCAAAGAATACACCCTGAGCAACTTCAAATTTCATTCCACGGCCGGACGCAGCAGATGATGCTACTACCATATCATAGCTTGGTCCTAGAACGCTATTTTCAAGAGTTACGCCGTTAATAACTCGCACAGGCTGAGATCCTGATGTGCCAGCAGAAGTTGATTGATATTCAATAACTAAAGTATCTGGATCTGATCCAGATGCTGCAATTACTTGTACAATTTTTACTTGTAAAGCAGGATTTGGTGCTGCTACTGTAAATACTTTATTTAGAATAGTAGCAGTATTTGCCGGCAATTGACCAGACGCTAATTTAACATACTCATATTCAACTATTGCAACTCCACCAGGTTGAACAATACCACCTTCTCTAAAAATATTTGATCCAAATCTTTCAATTTCTCTTTGAATGATTGTTTGCATCTGCGTAAGCTCACGGGCTTGCAGTGCTTTACCAGCGTTAAAGAGAACTCTATGATAGTTATCACTATCTCGGAAGTCATCCTTATACGTGGTTGAGAATGTGGTAGTGGTAAGATTAGTTGCCATTTATTACACCGTTACAATAACTTTAATGTCTTCTGTTTGCACAGTAGATCTAATTACTCGAGCTCTATTTTCAATATACAATAGTTTACCTGTATGAGCATCTACTAATGAGTATTTATCACCACTATCTACCGTGGCAGAACCACTTAATGACCCTGAAAGTGTTTCACCATCAGCAAATATACCAGCTTTATTATTACTGTTTTGATGGAACCAAATTATATTACCAGTTGAACTATCAAGTTCATCAATATATGCAGTGGAACCAGATGTTGCTCCTGTAATTACTTCATCTACAGCAAATCCAGATGCTGCAATTGTTGAAGTAATCGTTAAATATCTTTGTGCTCTGTCAACGTTACTTGTATATCTAGTACCATCTGCTGCAGAGTCTGTAGTTTCTAAATTCTTAAACAATAGAATTTGTCTAAAATCATTAGTAGTATTAAATGATCCACCTTCAGCACCTTCTGGTTTAATATTAAACATAACTGAAGATGATTTTAGATCACCAATAACGCTTTTTCCGATCCCATCATATGGGCCGATGATAGGTCTAATAATACCATTTCCAGCTGAAAGATTAGCTCTAGCAAATGTATAACCCGATCCTAATCCAGCAGATTCATTATTCATTTCAACTTTAATAATTGCGCCACCAGATACGTATGCCGTAGCAGTTGCACCAGATCCATTTCCAGAAATAGTTATTGTTGGTGCTGTTGTATAACCGGTTCCGCCTGAAACAATATCAAATCCAAGAATTTGACCTTTTTTAGCAGTATTTTGGATATTCAATTGTTGTAATTCAAAAGCGTTTGCTCCAGAAGAATCAATTTCTATATCTTGTACTGGCATATATGTTGATGATAAGAATGAGTTTGCTCTTGCAGCAGAAATACCATAACATAGCTTCCAAACATATCCATCAGATGTTCTAAATGCGCTATGTTCTGAAACACCGGCATCAATATAGCTTGGTTTTACGATAGAAGTATTTGCTTGCCCTGCAGCGTTTTTACCTGCTTGCAAACACATATAAACTTCATTATCTTCTGTTAATATGTAATATGAGTTAGTAGGAACACCAACATAATCATCTCTCCAAGAAGAGTAAATACCACCAGCTGTCCAGTTTGATCTTGGAATTACAAAAGATTGTGCAGTAACTTTTTTAATTGACTGTAAGTTATTTCTTGCTTCTCTTTCAATTTCAAGAGTTCTAATTGGCGCAATAACAGCATCTGATGAATCATATGCATCAGACTTACCAATGCCGATAAAGAACTCATTACTATCAGTTGAGTTATTTACTTCGTCATATATGTATTTTGCGAATTGTTGTTTAAATGAATCTGTTACTATTGCTACCATGTTACGCCACCGTTGTTATGCTTTGGTTACCAACAAGGAACCATTTTAAACCGTCCCAAATACATTGGGCACCCTCATTTTGAGCAATAGCAAAGCTAGTACCATTGGCAAAGCTAGCCGGAGTGATTGTTGCAGTGCCTGCTCCCTTATTAGTAAAAATCTTATATTCGCCAATTGTAGTACCATTTGCTAAAGAGACAGCAAGTGCTGTTGCTTTATTACAAATGATATACGTAAATGATGGGCTAGCTGCACCATCAGCAGTAATTTCATTATTGCCATAGGCTAGTTTGCTTGGCTTTATTGATCCAGAACCTTTTGCAGTAATATCAATATTAATATTTGTTCCGGTACCAGATGCTGAAATAATTGGAGAGTTACCGCTAGCAGCGTTTGTTACTGTAATTTCATTAACCGCGCTGGCAGTAGCTGTAAATTTAATTAATTCATTACTATTAGTATCATTAATCGCAGTTGTGATTTTTGGAGAACTAATAGTTGGTGATGTAAATGTTTTATTTGTTAGTGTTTGAGTAGCCGTATCAAGGATAACAATTCCATCAGCATTCGGCAATCTTGCTTGACGGTCAGCAGTAGGATCTACAGCAGTTAATCTTGTTTCATATAAGTTATTTGTAGCACCTTCAAAAACGACAGCACTATCCTCAAGCGATACTTGCGTGGAAAGATAATCGCTATCTCCACCTAGTGCTTTAAATAGCTCGACAAAATTTGCATTAATTTTGATCCCAGCGCTACGAAGAGTATCGCCAGTTCCATCATTAGCAGTTGTGCCTGTTGATATTACTTGTCTTGTCATAATTTACTCTTTATTGTTTAAGTTATTTATATCGAAGATTCAAGGATATTTATGTTATATCGAGTAAACATGTCATTATCCATTGTTTCAATTGTCATTGCCATGTCTGGTCTAATAGTATTAGAACTATCATCGAATGTAAATGAGTTTGGTGTAATTAATTCCATAATCGTATTATAATAATTTGCCAATCCACTAACAGTAAGATTAGAATCAGAGGTATATCTTTCAACCAATTCGTTAATGCCAAATCTAAGTTCAACACCATTAGACTCGATTAAGCCAGTTAATTCTACAATACCAGCAGATGCAGTTAATGTACCAACACTGATATAAGAGATTTGTTCAGCAATACCATAAATTTCATTTGAATCTGCGCCAAAAAATCCAGTTGGAGTTAATGTTGCGGTTCCTTCGGATATAACCTGGCCGGCAAAATAAAATCCCGCAGGATGAACAAATCTTTTATATAAAATTTCATAGTCTTGAGTTGATAGACCAACTTTAATAAGAATAGAAAAAATCTGATATAATTTATTATCTTGAATAAACTTTTGAGAATCAAATCCAATATTTGACTCGCCAACAATAAAGATCTGATCTTTTGGATATTCAATTGAAACTTCTTCGCCAAAAAATCCTTTGAAGAATCCTTCAACAGAAACTAATGTTCCCTTTACTTGATAAAACTTAGAAAGTAATGATGTCATTAATCTAGGTTGTTGGAAGAAAGACGAAGATTGAAGACCGTTACCAATTTCTTTTACTATTTCATCTAGATATTTTTCATCTGTTGTATCAATATCTCGTATATGATGTAATTGTTTAATAGCATGAGAAAATCCGTGGTCTTCATCACTATCCATAAATTGATAGTAAGCATCTAATAATTCAATTAGTTTACTATTATCTTCTTGATACCACGCAGGCAAAAGAGTCTTAACCTGATCTGCACCAAAGGTTATCTGCCTTCTAAGTGTGTCTTCGCCTCTATTGATCATAGACTAAGTGAAACCGCCGTGTTCTGAAAATCTACAACAGCACTAGATGATGATTTATTTGTATCAATTGTTAAAATATAATTTCTAAGTGGTGCAATAGTTGATTGATTTGCTGGTTTAGCTGAAATTTTAATTTCAGCACTACCGTTATAAGAAGAAATTTCAAGCCCAGTAATTGATACTGTGCCAGTGCTTTGATTATATGTTCCAATATTATCTTTTCTAACTTCACCCGTAATATTATTAATTAACTCTAATTTAGTTTCTTCTAATTTATTTCTAAAAAATACACTCGTGCCAGTTTCATCTTTAAATACTGTACTACGAATTATATATTCAACATCATCAGGAGATGCTAATTGTACTGGAAAAGCAATTACAAAGTTAGATAGAATATTTAAATCTGGTGTCCACCTTTGTTGAACTTTAATATCCATTCTAGAGTTCAAAATAGCTGATGAAATATTATCTACAACAGACAATAGTTGTGATCTTCTGAATACTGCATCAAAAGTACTTAAATTATCAGTAAAATATTGATTGATTGAAGCTTGAACATTTGATTGAATTGTTTCAACAGTATCACCAGTTAAATCTGGATCAAAATTAAAACGAGTAATACATTCTAAATATGTATAAACTGGATCTGTAAATACTGTGTCAATAGACATAATACCTAGGTTATCACCAAGCTGCGTGCGAATAGAATCTTTTACTGTATTTTGTGTATCTGTGTTAATACCATCTTTAAAATTCAATGAGACATAAACACGACCATAAATTGGTGGAACGTTATCAGCACCTCCCCAAGCAATAACATCTGAAACAGTAGATGAATATCTTTGGCTAATCAAAGCTTTATAATCTTCAGCCGTTACCAATCGTTGTTGAGTAGCAAAAACAATAGGAGCATTTGCTTTAACTGATGTTATGCTTTCTTTATCAGAACCACCTGCAGATTTTGAGACTAGTGTTGTAGTAAGAGCATATGAATTAAGACCAATTGTAACATCAGCATCAGCCGTAAAAATACTAGCACCATTAGCCAATTCACCTCTAGTTGAAAGATATGTAATTACAACTTTATTTCCAGGTTCTGGTGATTTGCCTAAAACATTTCCATCAGAGAAAGTTACTTCGTAATATCCACTTGGCACTTCGCGAACAATATAAACCGTAGAATTATTATTAATTCTTACAGTATCATTGATATTTGAATATTCGGTGTATGTTGATGATCCTACAGTATCATAAATTTTAACTTGTATAGTTGTTGTATCTATTGT